ATATTAACATCGCCCGCTTTGAGAATGATTCTGATAAGTCAGTTGATCGTTCAGCGTGGGGCCTCCCTGTACCTAATGTGGAAGCCGCCTATATTTCGCTGGCTAAGTATGCTAAGGATATTCCTGCCTTGGATACTCAGCAAACAGAAGCCTTAAATGTTGCTATGCAATGGTGTGAGCGACATTTTGGCCCTTATATGCAAAACTCTAGGGTAAAAACTCAGGAGGAAGTGGTGACGAATTTAGATTTGTCAACTTCTCCTGGCTTTCCCTGGACAAGGAAATATGCCAAGAAACGGGCCATGTTTGATGACTGGAAGGGTTATTCTCAGTACATGTCGGATGATTGGGAGCGTCTACGTGATCGAAAGTACGTGGCCGTGTTTGGAAATTCCTTAAAAGAGGAAATTCGACCCAGGGTGAAGATAGATGCGAATAGTATGCGCACCTTCACTGCTGGTCCCGTGGAGATGACGATTCATGGTAATCGTTTGTTTGAGGATATGAATCAAAAGTTCTATGCCTCTCACCTCCAAACGGCTAGTGTGGTTGGTTTCACACCCTTTAAAGGCGGTTGGGATTTGCTTTATCGTAAATTACGAAAGCACCCAAATGGATTTGCACTGGATGAAAGTCAGTATGACTCTTCTTTGCGAGCCTTTTTGATGTGGGGTTGTGGTCAGTTTAGATGGAATATGTTAAGAGTTGAGGATCAGACTCCTGAGAATAAGGAGAGGTTGTTGAATTATTATTCCAACCTTATAAATACTGTGGTCCTCACGTCTGATGGTGTGTTTGTGCGAAAGATTGGAGGAAATCCGTCTGGTTCCGTTAATACCATTACAGACAACACGTTGATATTATTCATGCTGTTGGCATATGGGTGGATAATGTGTGTGCCAGAGGAGTTGCTTTCTTATGAGTGTTTTATGATGGAGACGTCGTTGGCGCTTTGTGGTGATGACAACACCTGGTCCGTTTCTGACGTTGCTCATGTCTGGTATAATGCTCGTTCAGTTATTGAAGTATGGAAATGCTTAGGGATAACAACGACAACAGATTGTTTAGATGCACGTCCTGTGTGTGACCTTGATTTTTTATCTGCACATACAGTGTTTTTAAGTGGGAAAGCAGTACCACTTTATGACCGTAATAAGTTGATGCAGTCTCTTTTGTATGCTTCTAAAGAGCATTTGACCC